ATTGAAAACTGGCAGTGCAAACATACTACTTAGGCCTACACCCTGGTCGTCTCATGCGGCTCTTTCTGCACAGGTCACTTCCTCAGTCGTTAAACTCTGTGGTCTCAGTGCGCCATCTCATGGTTGAGACCAGGCCTCTAAGGCCTGTTCGCGGGCTTGTCACCGCGTTCCTCCATATAGGACGAATTCGATACCCCGGCGTTTTCTTTCACCGTGATCGGGCTCCTCCCACTCCATTGTGGGATCGAAGAAGCCTTTACACTACTGATCGTAGGGGCCGTGATAGAATTGTGCGCCTTACTATCACGCTTTGCAACTTGATTTCTCACTCTTTCCGCCACCGTGGCCGGTGGATCTCTCACAAAGGGGAGGACCCCAAGGAAAAAGCCGAACTGCGCATCGTCGGATGCTTGGCGAAGATAGGTGTTGGTTCCACCTACCGTCCCGCCACTCTCAGTGTACATGAACACTTCCTGTCCCATGTAATCCGACGGTTCGGGGGTGCCCGAGGCACCCTGGGTGGTACTGCCCCTCACGAGGCGGCACCACGACCGGTTGTAAAAAGGAAACTGCGTTGAGGTTACCTTCGAAGTCAAGTCGGCGAATACGACTCGCTTATGGCACATCTCCACGTCGGCTCCTACGAGCTCGTACGCGGCCCCTCCGCTACTGTCAAAAACGAAGTGGGTCTTAAACGCCGTGGTGTTCCCTTGAAAAACTTGTCTCCATACACACCCACCCCGGTAAAAGGCGTACATCGTCCCGAACTGAGTCCAGGCATCACCAGTGCAATCCGCACTGACCATGTCGGTGGACGATATCTCACCAATCCCGAAGGTAAATGGTCTCACCCTGCTACCAAGGAGCACTCCCGACAGCCACACCTCGGTGGAACCCAGCATGAGTTGCTTCACGCTGAGAACCCGTTCTCCGATGCATTTCGTCGCGAGTTTGAGCTCTGATGGAATCTCGATCGATCCACCAACAGGACCGGATGATATGGTAGTCCTGGCTTGTTTGGCCGGTATTGGATTGGAGCTCGGCCTCATCTCCTTACCCTCAGCCTCCAGCAGCATCTTCACGCGTGCTGAGAGCTTGGGTTCCGTGACTTCGAAGACCGGCTGTATATTGTTCGTAACCGGCATAGCATACTCGAAGCCTGGAGCAGCACCAACTTCAATGAGAATGTCAATGTTGTCCGCCACAGTGGAGGGACCCGTCAGCTCGTTGACCACGTAGACCACGATTCGGCCATAACCTTGATCGACGAGCTTATAGGGCGCCTCATCTGTGTACGGGAAGACGAAGCTAAACTCCGTTCCCTTCGAGATGTCGATGTACTCCCGATGACAATAAATCGTATTTGCGTATGAAATGGGAGCGGCAACTCCTGGGAAGAATGCAACGAGCAATCGACCCTGGTGCATGTCGGTTTTCACCAACTTGAACGTGAACTTTACAGACCCATGGTAGGCACCGAAAAAGTACGAAAAGTACCCCAACGGTCCTGCACTATATACGGGTAAAAAGGGGCTGGAATCAATCACCACAAAATCCTGTGGAGCCGTACCATCCAGATAGAGCTGATGCCCCTGGGCCATAGCACCCGTCCAGTTCACCGCTGCCGTGTAGTAAGACTTTTGTAGCAAGTAGTCCAACGACATTTCATCGACATCTGTTCCCGCAAAGCCCGGCAGGCACTCAACTTTGTTTCCATTGAAGAGTGCCAAACTCTGCGAGTGGTCAACCGCATCCGGATTATTATTGTAAATCAATGGTGTCGTGATGACACGGGTGACCGGCGTCTCATCTCGGGGTTTCGAATACCCGAAGGCTGACGCTGCCTTGCTTGCGATTGCGAGCGCCCAAGCTACTCCACCTGCCACCGCTGTAAGTGGAGGGGCTACCACAGAGACAACTCCGGCTGCTTTGGACAGCAGTCCTAGAGCCTCGGAGATTGGCTTCCGACCGGCTGAGTCTGCTTCGGCCTCTGGGACGGCTCGCTTCTTCTTCTTCTTGACTCCTTGCATGCTAGGTCTCATGGGCCGTCGAGCCGCTCGCAGCTTTGCAGGTGCTGAAAGTGGGACCATCATGCTGGTAGGGTTATAGAGCTCCAAAGAACTGGGCTCCATTGACACAAGCACGGTATAGGTGAACGTTGTTGAACCACCGGAACCGTACTTCAGAGGGCTGTAAATCGAGAAAAAGATCGTACCCCAATCCGGACTGTTCTCAATCAAATTGTAGAACGCAGCCGGAGCTAGATAGGGCACATCAAACTCCACTTCAGATTCAGCGGAGATATCCATCTCGACTCGAGGCAGTTGTGTCTTGAGTGTCAGGTTTCCAAGGCGTGCTTCGTTGGACGTGAAACCACCAACGGCAGCACAAGGAATGAAGTTGATAAGTATACGTCCCTGTTGAAAGACGTTTGCATTAGTCAAAAACTTCACTCTGAAGGTACCCTTGAATCCCTGATAACCCTCCAACTTACGCGCGATCGCGTCGTTGTCAATGAAAGAGTCAGGAAGAGGAAGCGAGAAGAACTGCCCAGTCGTTGTGCTGTCTATAGTTCCACTGCCGACAGTAACCCAGTTTCCCAGGAATTTTGCAATGTCTTGTTGATAACGTGTCGACGAGAGCAGATCCATCTCTTTCGGAATTTGCGTCAATTGTTCGGGCATGACTCTGACGACAGCCCGATCCGACTCTATCACATCTTTGGCGCCGGTTTCCGATAAACCTTCCACGATGTGATGATTTGAGGTAATTGCTGGTGTTTCAGTGATCCTCCAGTTGTCGGGGTAGAAGCGCGAATCAGTGCTCCTCCCGTACCCTGTGCCCTGTTTTAATTCGTGGCTCCGAAGAGACACCCGCGCGCTGAGCAGTAGACCTAAATAGGCTCGCGGAATCCAGTACACCGGCCCCAAAATCAGGGTGTTTGAGCCGGGACATTCGTTATAGACTAGGTGGATCAAGCCCAGCCCGCCTTCGCCTCTCACGAGAATAACTCTAGGCGAATGGCTTTCTGCAACGCCTGTGCACGCTGCGCCGGATAGTGCTCGTGAAAGGCTAAGTAGTAGCTCTTCGCCATCCGAGGAAACCATTCGTCCCACACTTTTGGGTCGTGGAGAGAGAGTTCGAGAACTGCATGGGTAAACGTGTCTTGACAGATCTGGCGTCCCATGCTTCCTTTCTTAGTCCAGAGTGACATCTCCAGTATCGTATCAAGAGCCAGTGGGGCAACGTACCTTTCAAGCATACGCTCCCACCGGAATCCACGCTTCAAGTAGATGCACTCGGTCAGGGGCTTGAACACCCCTATAGCTCCAGACTTGTCCGAACTCGTCAGCGTCATTCCTAAGACTGTAAAATATTCTGCTATTGACGCGGGCGAGAAGAAGGAATGGACTAGTGGCGACGCTGTCGTAATTGCGTCGTCACCATTCGTGTCGATCCGAACTAGCTCATCGTATCCATCAAATGGATCGACCGACGAACCATGTCGTACAGACTGCACAGCGAAAGCTGATCGACTAGAAGTCTCAATGTGCAGGGATGTGGATAAGGCAGTAAGGAACCAACCTGAGGGATTTCCAACATCCATACGAAGCACAGTGTCCCGGTGTATGTACTCAGGGTGAAGGATGGGCTGCCACAGCACTCTCCTCGCCCTGGCACATTCCTGGTAGTCCTTTTCAATTTCCAGGCGCTCTTTGGGACTAAGATCAGTCCGCTGTAGCACCGAGAACCTTCCAAGCTCATAATATCGCTCAACAATTTCTTGTCGAATGATGTCCTGTGCTACTGGCTGGAAGGAAGCGTCACACGATTTGACATCGCTGTCATCCGTGCAAGGCTCTGTATTGGGTGCCGCCTCATGATGCTTCTTTGCTATGCGGTCCCAATCTAAGGAGTAGACATTAACTCCTATCGTGCAATTGTTGGCAATTTTACGTTCGAGCATTGCCCGCGAGAAATCTCCAAAGAACATCCGGTGAAGGATGGTGAGCTTCAAGGGGCACGGAAATATGATGCGGGTTTCCCCATTGGCGACCTTCTTAAGGGCTCGCCTTTCATCTTTCAAGTCCGACTGGAAGATATGCTCAGTTACAACACCTTGCCTTGCCAAAGTGGCCAGGTGCATCACTTCTTCCTCCAGTTTCTGTATTTCAGGGGTCGAGAAATCAATCTCGCCTTCGGTCCCAAGCCACAAGGTCTTGCCTGGTTTTCCTCCAGTATCGAGCGCCATGGGATACCCCGCACTAGTCCTACGGGGCAGAGCTCTAAACTCATGGCAACCTGGTATACCCTCAACCGCCTGTCGGAACGCGTACATTTGAACAACGTCCCGTCTGAGCGCCAGGCTCGATGCCCTCGTGATGTTCTTCAACGTGTGGGACGCAGCCAACCGGTAGACTTCAAAAGTCTCCACCGGAAGGGGCGCCCTACAGTATCGATTGATTCCCACCAAGTAGGGGTCGATTCGCACTCCGTCCTTAACGAATGGCACCAAGGCTGCTGGTGCCGTCTTAAGCTCAAATGTCTCAAAAGTGGGAAGTTCCGATCGAACTATCTCCGACGATCTATTCATGAACACGGGCCGGTCCTGATGGCACGGCACGTGAACCGGACAAGGAGACCGCATACTTGAAGACATAGGCTTGTCTGGGACAATGAGCACATCTGCTTGCGAAAAGCTTTCTTTGAGTGCTCGATTGAGCTGCTCTTGCTCAACAATGACACTGGCTCCAATTCCATCAATGTCACTGGCGTGAATCCCAACTATCTTGTGTTTCCCGGACGCGGGATCGAGAATATAGCAGGGTGATCCGCAAAAGCCTCTACCAAATTGTGCGACATACTGTATGCACCTGTTAAGCGTGTACTTCTCTCCATTCTCATCATTAGTTATTCGCACATCCCTCTGCACCATACCGACGCCTTGGTGGTCAAGTCGAACTCCCGAGCGATAGCCGGTTACAAGAACATGAACCTGCTGCTGTCGTGGTGCGCGAAGACCAGGTATGAACTTGTCAACAATCCACGGTCGCATGGGCACTGTAACAGCCTTCACCTCAAACATCCACACATCACAGTGCTGGTCTGAGTTATCCAACTTCCTCCCGGCGTAAAGATCTCGCAGTGCAAAGGGAAGGAAGTTTCCGGCAGGCTGGGCCGCGCTCCGTAGGTATATAGCATCATCAATCACGAGCGTGTGCATTTCGTCAAGATCATCAGCCTTCTCGACTGTACAGGCCTGCATCCAGCGTACGACATGAGAGTTGACCAAGGCCACACGTCCACCGATGAACAGGACGTTGCTAAGAGGCTCCTCAGCCGGATCCGTATGAAGCGTGTATAAGTTGTTGTAGAACACACTATTGGCAATATCGTATCCGGTCGTGTCACCCCCACTAGGCCTAAACTCACGATTGGTCTCACGAGGCCTAGGTTTCCTGGGAGCTTTCGTCCTTTGATCTCGTACTGAACTCGCTTCCATCTTCTTTTTGGACGGCTTCTTCTCACCACTAGACCACCAAGCCGTAACTATCATTAGGATCATAAGGATATAGAAGGCTGCAATAGCCGCAAGCATTATATTCTGGATGTTGACCCACACCCAGTTGTGAACAGCTTGGAAGGCTGCCACAGCTGCTGAGAACCCGGCCTTGAACGTCTCCCAGGTAGAGCTGGCAACAAACTTCGTATCAATAGGATTGGCGCGCATATACATGCGCCAATGTTGATCCGATTGGGCTTTGATGCCAGCAATGAACTTGGCCCAGATGGCACCTTCCATGGGAGCAATAGTTTCCGCCACAGCGAAATATTGGCGAGCCACGCCATAACAAACGTGCTCTGGCCATGTGGGATGCAGTGACTGAATGATATTCACCAGATATTCTTGTCGTGAAAATTCCAATCTGGTAGTCTCAGGCACTGCTTCTTGCTCAACGGCAGCTGCCATAACAGACTCAAGAGTCAAGTCCTGCAATGTGATCTTAGGCTTCTTGGCAGCTTCCATCACTGGGCGAGCCTTGCGGAACTCCTCCCACTTGGTTGGCATGTCGCGCTTTGTCTCCGTCCACCACCGAATCACACGATCGTATTTCCAATTGTTCTCGTCAAAGATTGCAAGGACCTCAGTGCGACTCAATCCTGTCATGCCAATGAAGTGATCAATTTCATCACGTTGCTCATAAATCGAGCAGGCTCTGTTGGTCTCACTTCCAGCCTCCCTAAGGAGCTGAGAGGCTGTAACCATATCCAAATTATACAGAGCCATAAGGTCACTGATCTCGGGCAAATGTTCGGTGGTGAAATCGCACTTCTCCTTTCCTTTCCGTTCCTCCGAAATGTCCGGCATCTTACCATCACTCGAACTGGCTTTCATAGTACCTTTGCGCTTCCGCTCCTCCTCTGCAGCTTTCCGAATATAATCCAGCGAATGCATGTCACCATGACGTCCACCAGACAACTCGCCAATACGTCTCTCTACACGACTACGAAAATCGTCAGTGAAACTTTCTTTGTAAGCTTTTTGTCGCTTGGCGAAGTCATCCAGTTTAACGCGGATCATATCGAGCAATTGATCATAGCGTAAGCCAGCAAACTCCTTGCGCTTTTCTGTCTTGCCTGATGTCGTCTTGTACTCCCGAGCGTCGTCAAACCGGTACACACCCGAGTTCCAGGGCACAACCAGCTCGCCCAAGGCATCCTTAGTGGAAGGAACCTTGGTCATATCGAGGCGACGATTTGCAGGGTCCTCAGGCAATTGACCTTGAGCATCGCGAATACAGTACTCATCCGCTGGATAGCACAACACCTTTATATCATAACGGCGGAATAGGGCTTCAGGTGTGGTAATCGAATTGCAATTGATCACACCGGCACTATTACTAGTAAGTAAGAGGGCTACCGGTGAAGCAAACTTCACACCCTTGTTCTCCATCGCCGCCATGTGTAGGCCAAAAGGCGTGGTATTCTTCAGTGAGATGATCTCCGTGTACTCATTGTCGGGCTGACCAGCAACATCACGAAGCTGTCCGTGGTCGTCATAAATAATGACCTTCTGATTTCCAAACCCATCCCAGTACTGCTGCGCAATCTTTCTATCGTAGATGAGTGAGGTGGGACTATCCTTCAGAATCTGCAGCTTGAGTGGGTCATTGCGATACGTCCAGAGCAAGATCTCACACGCAAGTGAATGCGTGAGAGATGACTTCCCTACTCCTGGAAGTCCGACTATGTTGACCACAACTGGTTCAACACGATGACCTTGAGCATCAAGACCAGCGTCTGTAAAACACCGTCGAATCTCGCCTTCAAGCGGCTTGAGCCAAACATCGAGCACCTTATTCGCAATGCTCTTATCCGGCTCCGTCCGGAAGATCCCGTACATCTCTTTTCCTTCACGGATCACTTCATCAAGCTGTATCTTGTTATCGCCATCAAGCAACAGCACCTGTTCATTCCATCCATCGACCAGGGCCTTGGCTTTCACCACCCAGTCGTCAAGTTTCTTAATGCCGGACTCAGTCTCACGGATCTCATCAAAACCATACCAACGCAATACAACATTCAACACATCCTTGAGCTTCTCAACAATCCATTTGAGTATTGATGTGGTGCCCTGCTGCGTGCGTGGAAACGCTCCGATGGCCAGAGACATACTATGCCACCATTTTCCTGGGGGGGCCTCATTCGTAGAGGCCACCGCCAATCCTCCAGCGACAATATACGAGACAGCTGAAAGTATGGTTGAAAACCCACTCGCGCGCATCTCCTTTACCGGAAACTGTTCTTCTTGTTCTTTCGGTCCTTTCTGTAACCACTGGACAATCTCCGCGAACTTTGTCGCACATAATTGCAACAGTCCATGGCGCACTACATAATAGGTCAGTAGTGCAACCGCAAGTGTGGCCTTGATTGTGCTCCACTCGTCACAAAGATCGTAGACTAGCTTAAGCAAGAACGCCGCTAGTATAAAGTCAACCACCAGCTTCGAAAGCTTGGTAGAAAACTCACCTACAATCCGCATGATACCATCCAACAGACCATCTTTCGAGGTATCCATCCGATCCTGGGCCTCGCCAATCATCGTTGTCATTCTTTTAGCGAATTGGTCTATTAGTTGGGAGAGATCGGAAGTTGTTTCCTTCCTCATCTCTTGAACTGTTTCCTGCATTTCTTCACGGAAAGCCGTACGCTGTTCCGTAAGTACTTTCTCAATGTCATTCAGCACCAGCTGGGGATTTGCCAAATTCCCCAAACTAGCTTTAAGATTGCTGAACACACCTTCAGCAGGTTTCGATTCCGGTTCCTCTACACTGGATTCCTCATCCAGCTCTTCCTCCCCGGTATTGGTTATAACAGGTTGAACGAATCTCTTGAACCCACCAAACATGCTGGCCTTCATTTCTTCAGGCCCGTGGTAGGTTCGCGCAATGTCATGCGTAATAGCTTCAAGGAACCAGTCAAACACCATCATGTTGACTTTCCAATTGAGGGCAATACATTGACGCCTCATAAGATTGTGAGGTTCATTCGAAACCTGTGAAAAGGCGATCTTGAGTCCCGTAATGGTGGCTTCCATAATCAATAGAGCCTCACGACTCCTCTCGACACCACACATGCCAAGAAGCACTTCCGCTGAAGTCTGTCGCATCACCATCTTCCAACACTCAAGGGCTCGAGCCATAACTCTATGCTGTGCTACCAGCACAGCTTCAGAACAATGTAATAGCTCCTCGGCGGTCATGATACTCTCTGCAAGAGTGTCAAAGACACTTTCCTCACCGGCCGGTTGCCCATTCATGCTTGATCGCATCTCCTTAGGCCACACGTGCTCCTCCTTAAAGGAGCGTTGTTGTTGACGTTCTTTCGATTGTCCATGTTTGACCTCCTTAGCGAGTCGTTCGGTGAATTTGGTCACAGGCAGCTGTGCG